GTAGCGTATTTATGATGGGGCTTTCAAATGGGGCTGAAGTCAGTGGCGGGACTATTGTCACAGGGGCTGCTATGGGAGATTTAAGTGGATATACACTTTCGTTTTCAGGGCAAGAAAAAACACCTGCTAATTTCTTTGAAATATCAGTAGCTGCAACTGCTGTAGATTATCCATTCTCGGTAACTGATTTTCCTGGACTTACTGGAACTATTACAATTACTGAAGGAACTAATACTTAATAGGTTTTTAATTAATAAAGAAGAGGGAGCATTTTGCTCCTTTTTTTTTGTTTTAAATTAACAAAAAGACACTTAATGTATTGTATATATATGATCATACTCCAAGAAATATCTAGTACTCAAATTTTAAAATTTATTCCTCGACTTTGGGTGTCTGGAGGCTCATATAAAATTATAGTTAAAAACGAATCTACAAATAAAGAAGTGTATAATGAAACAGTAACTACAATTGCATCAAATTTATATTACTATACTTATTCAGCTGCTTTTACTACTATAAAACAAAATATTTTTTATACTCTTGAGATTTTATCAGGGACTAGTGTAATTTTTAAAGATAAAATTTTCTGTACAAATCAAACCATTAGCGATTACTCTATAAATTCAGGGGAATATATAGCTAATACAACTACAAATGAATACATATATATTTAATGGATAATATACATATAGTAAATCTCGCAACGTACAATAGACCAGTAATAACAGAAGATAAAAGGCGTGATTGGGTTAATTACGGAGATAATAATGATTTTTATTCTTATTTAATAAATCTTTACATAAACTCAACCACAAACCACTCTATTATAAACGGAGTAAGTTCACTAATCTACGGAAAAGGTGTTGACGCATTAAACTCTAGCACAAAGCCCGATGAATATGCTGCTATGCGATCAATTTTTAATGATGATGATTTACGCAAAGTTATATTAGATTTAAAATTATTAGGAGAAGGATCATTTCAAATTTTATATAGAAATAGTAAAGTGTTAAAAGCAGAGCATTTTCCAAGACAAACCTTGAGAGCTGAAAAATGTAATGACAACGGAGATATAGAAGCCTATTATTATTTTGCTGATTGGGTAAAATTAACACCAAATGACAAACCTGAACGAATAGCAGCGTTTGGTTTTGGTAACGGAAAAGAACCTGAAATTAAAATTGTAAAAAAATATGTTAGTGGGTATGATTATTACTGCCCTGTTGATTACCAAGGGGCTCTGGCTTTTGCTGAACTCGAAAACCAAATAAGTGACTACCTACTAAATGATGTTCAAAATGGGTTCAGTGGGACGAAGGTTGTCAATTTTAACAATGGAGTCCCAGACAAGGAAAAACAACTTCAGATCAAGTCTGATGTGATGGCGAAATTAACTGGAGCAAGAGGAGAAAAAGTAGTAATAGCGTTTAATAATAACGCCGAAAGTAAAACAACTGTAGATGATATCCCTTTAAATGACGCTCCAGCTCATTATGAGTACCTTTCACGAGAGTGTTCAAATAAATTAATAGTAGGGCATAGAGTAACAAGTCCTTTGCTTTTAGGAATCAGAACAGAAAACAATGGTTTAGGCTCAAATGCTGATGAAATAAAGACTGCTAGTCTACTCTTTGACAATATAACCATAAAACCTTACCAAATTCTTTTAACGTCCTGTATGGACTCTATTTTAGCTATAAACGATATATCATTAAAACTTTATTTTAAAACACTGCAGCCTCTAGGTTTTATTGATACAGAAAATATAGTTAACGAAGAACAAAGAGAAGAAGAAACAGGAGTTAAAATGTCTAAAGAAAATTCATTTGATGATGACGAAATGTTTGGTGCTTTAGATGTTTTTGGTGAAGAAGAAGATTTGGAAAAATGGGAGTTAGTTGATGAAATGCCTGTTGATTATGAAATGGAGGAAAAATTAGACAAAATGATTGGTTTAGTTTCAACAGGAACAGCCAGACCAAATGCGAAAAGCAAACAAGATGAAGCAACAAATGAATTAATAGCTTTTAAAGTACGTTATCAATATGCACCATTAAAAACAAAAGCAAACAGTAGAGCTTTTTGTAAGAAAATGGTAGCTGCTAAAAAAATCTATCGTAAAGAAGATATTACTCAAATGGGTAAAAAATCAGTTAACGCTGGCTGGGGTAAAGGTGGAGCGGCTACCTACGACATCTGGCTTTATAAAGGCGGTGGTTCGTGTGGTCATTTTTGGATGCGAAAAACGTATATGGCAAAAGGTGTATGGCCTGATGCAACGAATCCCAAAGCAGAAATTAGCGTAAACAAAGCTAAAAAGGAAGGTCTTAAACCTGAAACTAATAATGATAAAGTTGCAAAAAGACCAAGAGATATGAAAAACAGGGGTTTTATAAAACCTAAAAACTTTACAACACCGAGATAATGGCACAAGCTTTATTTATATCAAGAAAAGACTTAGTAAGACATACAACAGTAAATGGAAATTTAGATGTGGATCTCTATGTTCAATATATTTTTATCGCGCAAGACATTCATTTACAGAATTATTTAGGGACAGATCTATATACTCATATTGAAGGGCTAATAGAGGCAGGAACTTTAGGGAATTTTGCAGATTATGAAACACTAGTAGAAAAGTATTGTAAACCTGCTTTGATTCATTGGGCTATGGTAGAATTTTTACCATTCGGAGCGTATAGTATTGCAAATAAAGGAATCTACAAACGCACAAGCGAAAACGCACAAAATGTAGACAAGCAAGAAATTGATTTTTTAATAGAAAAAGAACGAAACACAGCACAATATTACACAAATAGATTAATAGATTATTTGACATATAATGCTCCAAGTAAATTCCCTCAATATTATACATCAACAAATGCAGATATTACACCAGATGGAACAGCAGATTTTGGAGGATGGGTATTATAAAAAAATATAAACCTAAAGAGGTCAACGTATTAAAATTAGAAAATTATCTAAACAAGATAAATAACAAAATAGGTAAAAAGATATTGTATATATATGGCAAATAATATAGGATGGGGATCAGTGTACTGCGTAATGATTACAGATGAATCATTTGGGGGTGATCCAGCATACACTACTAAATTTATACCTGATATTTCAGCTCCTACTTGTTGGACTACATTTCCAATAACGGCAGATTTGACACAAATTTCAGGAACACCATTTACAGCAGATACAATAAAATATAGAGCAGACGTAACACAAATATAAAAAATTAAAAAAAATGAAATTACCCGTAGACGTAGGTGCAAGCCCAAATGACAATTCTGGCGATCCGATTCGTGATTCTTTTATAAAAATTAATTCAAACGAAGATGAACTTTACGAAGGAGCAAACATTACAGCTACAGCTCCAATAGCAAAAACAACTGTAGCAGACACATCAGTGACAATTTCACTAGCAAATGGAGGTGTTACTAGTGCAAAACTTGAAGCACGATACACAGCTATTAATGCAATCGGAACAACAGCAGGAGCATTTAATATTGATTTTAGTCTAGGGGTTATTCAAACTCTCACATTAGGTGGGCCACATACAGGAACGTTTATTAATTTTAAAATAGGTCAAGTTGTAGATATTATCCTTACAGGGAACCACGTTTTAACTTTTGATGCAACAGCTTCTGGAACTCCAGCAATTAATAAAGTTGGGACTGTTTCCTATGATGGAACAGCAAACGATCAAATAATTCAGGTTCAATGTGCGAGTGATAATAGCACAACTCCGATTTTTTATTATGCCTGTAATACTTACGCTTCAGATACAACACCTTAAAATATAAAAAAATGAGTTTAGGAAGACAATTATTCGTAGTAGCTTCTGCATTAACTACACCATACAACATTGATTACTTAATTGTTGGTGGTGGGGGTTCTGGTGCAGTGTATGATTGGTCACCAGGAGGAGGAGCAGGTGGTGTAAAAAGAACTACTACTTATAGTGGGAGTGAAACTATTTTATCTGCCTCAGTAGGTACTGTATACACTGCAACTGTAGGTGCTGGAGGAATTTCACCAACATCTAGTGCTGCTGGCACTGATGGAGGCAGTTCATCATTCAATAGTGTTACAAGTATTGGTGGTGGTGGCGGAGGAGCTTCTGCATCTGGTTCAGCAGGGTATGGAAGAAATGGAGCATCTGGTGGTGGTGGTGGTTCTTGGAGTACAAATCAGAGTATTGGAGGAACAGGATCTGATGGATATGACGGAGGGACTGGAAATTCAGCTGGTTCTTGTGCTTCGCCTGGATGCGGTGGAGGTGGAGGTGGAGGTTTTACTTCAGCAGGAGGAAATGTTAATGGAGCAACACCAAACGGAGGAGCAGGAGTTGAAGTTAATATATTAACTGCATCTGGAAACTGGTATGCTGGAGGTGGTGGTGGTGCTAAATTTATAGGTTCAGATTACACATTAGGAGGTACAGGTGGTTCTGGTGTCGGAGGTGATGCCCCAACATCCGCTGGAGGGGCTGGAAATGATGGAACTGATTATACTGGTAGTGGTGGTGCAGGTGGTTTTGACACAACTGGAGCAGGTGATGGAGGTGAGGGAGTAGTAATACTACGGATGGCAACGTCTCGTTATACAGGAACAACATCAGGCAGCCCAACAGTTTCAACCATTGGATCAGATACTATATTAAAATTTACAGGAACAGGGTCTTATACAGCATAAAAAATATGGCACATTTTGCAAAAATAGAAAACGGAATAGTAACTAATATTTTAGTTGTAAACAACGATATAATAACAGTTGACAATGAAGAAATAGAACAAAAAGGAAAAGACTTTTTAGCATCACTTCTTAGGGGCAGTCCTAACGATTGGGTGCAAACATCTTCTACTATTAGAAAAAATCACGCAGCAAAAGAATATATATACGACAGTATTAGAGATGCTTTTTATACTCAACAACCTTATCCGAGCTGGTCGTTAAACGAGG